TGCTGACCAAGATCCTCGTAACTATCCAGAACCTAAAGGTGGTAATGGTGGATCTGGTGTTGTAATCATCAAGTATAAATTTCAGTAAAATTATGGCACATTTCGCAAAACTAGACAGAGACAACACCGTTGTTGATATTCTCTTTGTTGACAATGAAGTTATTCAAGATGAGAACGGTGTAGAGCAAGAAAGTATTGGTGTAAACAAACTCAAAGAAGGTAATCCTAACTTTGAGTTTGTACAAACATCATACAATACAGAAGCGAACGAGCATAGAGCAGGAGGAACTGCTTTTAGGAAAAACTATGCAATGAAAGGTGGAAAGTATGATGCTGTTCGTGATGCTTTCGTTGGAGAACGACTGTATCCAGAACAAGAAGTGCTTGACACAGACACAATGCAGTGGTATACTCCTTTTATAGGTAAACAAGCATCTGATAATGCTGGTAATCCAATGCCTTATGATGACAATAGTGATTATGATCGGAATGCAAACATCATTCTAAAAGATTGGGCATGGGATAATAAAAACAAAACCTATGTAGGAACTCAAATTACTAAAAAAGTTGCTGTAAATTATCAATTCAATAGCACAACTGGTAAATGGGAGGAGAATTAAACTTTATACTAATTCGTTATGATCTTTGCGACATTTGCAAAACCAATTTTTTTCCAACCAAATATTCTGAACGATCACCTAGAAACTTTTGAAACAGAAATTAAAACTGCTGTTTCAAAAGTAGGTTCATGTAGAGATTCTATGTTAAACGTAGACTCTACACATAAAGTAAGAGAAAATATTTTTGAGGTTGCTAGACTGAAAGATCTTCGTCAAGCAATCTTTTTTCATGCAACAAATTTTTTACAAGAGATAGGATATAAACAAACAGACTCATTGCATTTTGAAAATGTATGGGCAAATATAAGTGTCAAGGGTGACTATCTGTTTCCTCATGTACACAATGGTTCTTTACTTTCTGGTGTTTATTATGTAAAATGTGACATGAAAGACAGGATTAAGTTTTTTAATACACCTAGCATGTTACCAGAACCTCAAGAGTATAATCAATACAATGCACAGTTCTCAGAGTATTCATGTATTCCTGGTTCATTAGTGATGTTCACAAGTGACATACTACACGGAACTGATAAACAAATTGGTGAAGAAAAAATTGCTATTTCATTTAACATGAACTTATGATTAAGATCGGTTTCATTGCTGGTTGGAAGATCTCAGACGAAGCATGTGATGGTCTGATTGATTTCTTTGAGGAGTCACCTGATAAGAAAGCAGGTGAAGTTGGTAAAGGTCTTGACCCAGAGTCAAAAATATCTACAGACATCACAGTTTGCCCTAACATACCTGACGATAGAGTACAAAATTATCTGGATGAATTGGGAAACGTATGTAAAGAATATACGAATCTATTTGAATGGTCATCAAGATCTCACGCTTTGTGGGGATTGAATACTAATTTCAATATTCAAAAGTATAAACCAAATGAAGGTTTTTACTCATGGCATATGGAGAGAGCATCTTATAAAGATCTTAATTCATATAGGCATCTAGTTTTTATGACATATCTAAACGATGTGACAGATGGTGGACAAACAGAGTGGTATCATCAACAGGTAAAGGTTCAACCAGAAAAAGGAATGACATTGATTTGGCCCTGTGATTGGACACATACTCATCGTGGTATACCCTCACCTACACAAACGAAATATATAACTACTGGTTGGTACACATATCATCTACCTGATTTTGATTATACGGAGTGGAACGGAGGATGAATCTAAAAAATTCTTACTGGTATTTTAAGGGTATAATTGCACCTGAGATATGTGATAGGATTATCGCAATGGGTAAGAGAAGGTGTAATAAATTAGGACAGGTGAATAAAGAATCACCAAAAGAAGTTGAGGAATATACACAAGAAGAACTTGACAATCTATTGAAAGTTAGAAACTCTCATGTTGCTTGGTTAGATGAACCTTGGATTTACAATATATTAAAACCTTATGTAGATGAAGCAAATAAAAATGCAGAGTGGAATTTTCAATGGGATGTAACAGAGTCAGCACAATTTACAGAATATAAACCTGGTCAATTTTATGACTGGCATCCTGATATGGGAACCGATCCATATTCTGATGGTAAATGGAAAGGTAGATATAGAAAACTATCTACCACACTATTGTTAAATGACCCAAAAGAATTTGATGGTGGAACATTAGAATTTCATCATCATAAAGATCAATTAACAGTATGTGAAGAGTTAGATACACAGGGGTCATTAGTCGTATTCCCCTCATTTGTGTATCATAAAGTAAATCCAGTAACTAGAGGTGTTCGATACTCTCTAGTTACATGGAATTGTGGATTCCCTTTTGTATGATTAAAATTAAAAAACCAATTACTCTATCTACTGAAAAATTGCTACAGATATATCTTATAGCAAAGAAACCTAAAGAGATTAAGTATCCGCCTGCAAGAAAGCATTACAACTATCATTTATTCGGATGATTTACGTTTCAGAAACACCTATCACACAACAGTTATCAAATGAACTCATACAGTTCTTTAATGATAATATACTTAAGACTTATGTCTGGGATGAGACTAGAGTTTTGAGTATGGATGCTGGTGGCATGGGTAATAAAGATTTACCTGACACTTACTATAAGTTAGTTGAATTATCTAAAACAATTAAATCATTCGTAGATCATGATCCTAAGTTTAAAATCTATCAAAATGTAGAGATAGTTAAGTATCCTTGCGGAGCAGCAAAAGGATATCATTATGACACTACAAGACAAACGACAACAGGTGCATCTATTACATATTTGAATGATGATTATCTTGGCGGTAATACTGTCATTGGTGGTGTAGATGTACAACCTATGATGGGTCGAACAGTATATTTTGATGGGTGTGAATATAGACACGCTGTATCAAATATCCTCAAGGGAGATAGATACACAATATCATCATGGTATGGTGAAGATATATCCTTACCACTCAACAAGGAGTTTACAGAATTATGAATATTATTGATAATGCTTTGAGTGTAGAATTGTTTTCAACAATTAGACAGTTATGTTGTAACTCTCAAAATTTACCTTATTACTTAGAGACTGATATATCTGGTATGGGTGAAGAAGAGAATTGTTATTTTACTCATTTGTTTTATAACAATGATACTGTTTGTAGTGACTATATGAAGTGGGGTCAAGCATTAAAAGATTTTCTAAAAGCAAAATCATTCATGAGGATCAAAGCAAATCTATATCCGAGAACGGACACTATTGTTCATCATAAAGATCATGTTGACTTGGATTTCGATCATAATGCTGCTATACTATATTTGAATACTAACAATGGTTATACTGTAATTGGTGATACTAAAATAGAATCTGTAGCGAATAGAATTCTACTATTCAATCCTCAAATACCTCATCACAGTACAACTTGTACTGATGCTCAGTTTAGAGCAAACATCAACTTCAATTACTTCTAATGACTAAAATCTTAGATCCAAGAGAAACATATATTTTTCCAGAGTATGTCAATGTTCCATACAAAGGAGATTATGAACAACTATGTAAGGGTATTGAAAGTGTATTAGAGCAAGAATTCAATGCCTGTATTGAATATGCAGAAGTAACTGAAGTTGATGACGCTGATGTATCATCAAACGGAGAGTTTACTGCTGTAGTATCTTTGGTCACAGGAACATTATACATCTATTGTTGGGAGGTTCATGGTTGCTCACATGAGTTTAAATTGAAACCTGTCACTAAACATATCCAGAAAGGAATTGTTTACCGATTAAAATATGTGAGGGATATTAAAGGTGCAAAATATTATTTTTAAAATCATATCTAATCTACCAGTAGTATTCATTCAAGAGTTCTATGATGAACAAGAACTTGAATTGATTATGAAAGAACTACATTATTTTAGAGACGAGAATATATTTAAAAAACCAGGTGACCCATTTGGACCTGGTACTGCTATTCGTGATGGTGTTCCATTAAAAGATGGTTTAGGATTACATCTAGATGGGTTCTACAATGAGAGAAGAAATGAATCTAACATTTTAAGAATCAATAGAAAATTATTCTCGACAGAAGTTGTAACTTTGTTGGAGGGAATGCACACATTTTTTAGATACATTGCAGAGTCATCTGAAGATAATACTAAGATACATTATTTTAATCAAGGTAATCATTACAAGCAGCATATAGACTCAACAACTGTAACTGCTATCTCATACTTTCATGACTTACCAAAATCATTTAGTGGTGGAGATTTAATTATTGAATCTCAACTTCAACTACCTTGTCTAAATAATTCACTTGTAATTTTTCCCTCGATCTTATGGCATGAAGTGACACCCGTAGAAGGAACGGGTAGATATGCTATGAGTCAATTTATATCAATGGCATGAACTTAATTCAATTTGAAAGCGATCCACCAAAGACAAAGTTTGCACCAGTATTTGACTACTGGATGTATGAGAACTTTGTAGATATTGGTGACTTAAAAACAACTATCTTATCAAAAGAACAAGAAGTAATTAATAACAATCCTTATACTCATGACTGGAATACAGGATTGGGTAAGGATAGTTTAACTTCTCGATCTAATTGTTATAATCTATTGAAGTGGGATGAAGCATACTTTGTAAGAGAATTAATCAGGTCATCTCATGACAATATGATTACTGAATTAGGATATGATTGGGAGGATAGAATATATGTACAATGTTGGGCAAATGTATTAAGAAAAGGTGAATCATTAAAACAGCATCATCATTGGGATAGTCCCTACACATATCTTGGTGGTCATATATGCTTAGATGATTATAATACTAGCACACATTATGAGATACCATATTGTAAGAAACTATATACATCAAAGAACGAATTAGGAAAGATAACATTATTCCCTAATTGGTTAGAACATTATACTGACACTTACGAAGGAGACGATGTACGTGTTACTGTAGCGTTTGATATTATTACAGAGGTAGTGTATAATGAAGACATATTTAACAATAGGAAAGATCATTGGGTTCAACTATGAAACTTGATGATATTAGAGTCGCCATCGATCATGTGATTGAAGATGCTCCCTTGCTGTATGATTTGTCAGTTACTACACCACCACCTGATTTAGTAAGACAAAGAACTCAAGATCATTTCAATACATCAATGCCTGACTCTCATGGTAGAGACTTTTCTATACATGAGAATTGTAAGTCAGTTATTGTATGGAATGT